TGAGGTGAACGACTCCGCCGTGATCTACGGTCCGTGGCTGGCCGGTGTGGGTTCCCGCAACTACCCGGTGACCCGGTTCAAGGGGTACGCCCACTGGCGCCGTGCGGCCAGCCGTCTTCAGGGGGAGGCGGTAGCCATCGCCGAGCGGGTACTCCCGCGCTTCCTGCGAAGGATGAACGGATCATGACTGGACTCAACACCGCCGCTGTCCTGTCCGCCCTGGTCAGCCACGGACAGTCGCTCGGGGTGTTCGATGCGGTGTACCCCGGTGAACCCAAGAGCAAGCCGACGGACAAGGGCCTGCATCTCACGATCTTCTTCAACCGTTGGCAGCAGTGCGCTACCCGCTCCGGGCTGTCAGTGACGTCCATCGTCGCGGTGTGGAACCTGCGCGTGGGTCTGCCCATGCTGGCTCAGTCGGTGGGCGAGGTGGAGCGCCAGGTGGTGACAGGTACGGATCGAGTGGTGGAGAGCTTGAACGGGGATTTCACACTGGGCGGGCTTGTCGCGGGAGTGGACATTTTTGGCATGTCCGGCATCGGGATGTCCGGGCGGGCGGGGTACCTCAACCACGACGGGACCCTCTTCCGAGTGATCAACACCGAGGTACCTCTGTTGTTCGATGACGTGTGGGAGCAGACGCCATGACCAAGGCCACTGGACTTGCAGCCAATCTGTACGTGGGCGGGTACAACGTGAGCGGGTCCACCGCGTCGTTGTCGGACATCGGAGGCGGCCCCAAGCCGATCGTGCAGACGGACATCACACAGTCCGCGCAGGCACGGGTGGGGGGCGTCCGGGACGGCCGGATCAACGCCGTGGCGTACCTGAACGCGGACACCGACGCGGGACATGACGCACTCTCACCTCTGCCGCGTACTGACACCCTGGTGAGCTACCACCACGCTGCCGCTACGGCTGGTAATCCCGTGGCCGTAGCGGTGGCGAAGCAACTCGGGTACGACCTGACCAGGGGAGCGGACGGTTCCCTCACCCTGGCAGTCAACACCCTGGCCAACCACTACGGCATGGAGTGGGGGGTTCAGGTCACACCCGGAGTACGGACGGACACTGCGGGGTCAAACGGTACCTCGATCGACCTGACCACGGTGTCGACGTCGTTCGGGTGGCAGGCACACGTGCACGTGTTCGCGCTGACCGGGACCAACGTGGTGGTGACGTTGCAGGACTCGGCCAATGACTCGGCCTTCACCAACCTGGCCGGGGGCGCGTTCACCTCGGTCACCTCGGCGCACCAGTGGCAACGGTTGGAGGGCGGCCGGACGGACACGGTGCGGCGGTACCTGCGAGCGGTGTCCAGCGGGACGTTCACGTCGGCATCGTTTGCTGTCATATTCACCCGAAATGACACGGCTGTTACGTTCTGATCGGAGAGCGATGTTCGCGCAGGGTATCAACCGAATTCCGAGCAAACTCGGTGCTGCTGATCTGGTCACGTTCCAAATCCGGCAGCCCATCGACACGCACTGGCGCGAGGCTACCTGTCGGGAGGTGGAGTGCTCGGCATGGGCGTACGGGTGGAGCACGTACATCGACACCACCACACCGATCGGCCGCAACCAGGCCGACTACATCCGGGCCCGGTCCGGGCGGGCGTTCACCGAGGTTACCGGGGAACGTGCTGGCATGATCGAGTTCATGTTCCCGCAGGGGCAACGGTGCTTTGCCGCCCCTCACCGGATGCCGCTGGACCGGCCGGCTCTGTATGTGGTCCGTGGTGGCGACTGGCGAGGTAACCCCCGCCGGGTGCCCCTCATCCGGCACGCCGGCCCGGTCGACTGGCGCGACCACTTCGGCGAACATCAGGAGCGGCTTGCCGCTCGTGCACAGCAAGGGTAGGGAGAGATCATGGCAGGCAAAGAGACCGGACTCGGCTGGACCACGTGCTCGGTCGATGACTCGGCGGGCAGCGCACAGGCGATCAAGGGCGACATCACCAACATGGAGATCGCGACGCCCCGAGGTGTCCAGGTGGTGACCGGACTGGACGCCTACGCCGAGGAGCGGCTGTTGCTGCTGGCGGACGCGTCGATCACGTTCAACGGCACCGCCAACTTCGACGCCAACCGGGCACACGCCGTCTTCAAGACCGTTCCGTCGACCAGCGTCGCCCGGACCGTCACCAACGTGGTCGCGTCACAGACCCTGGCCATGGAGATGTTGCTGACCGACTACGCCCTGACCCGCGGTACGGACGGCTCGTTCACCTGGACCGTGCCCGGTGTGCTGGCGTCGGGCCTGGTCCCGACATGGTCATGACCGGCTACCAGCGTCCCACGCTCCGGTTGGAGTGGCCCGAGGACAGCGAGTTTCACGGACTGGTAGTCCGCATGACCCGGATGTCCGTCGGGGAATACCTCGACTCCCCCGTGCTGAATTCCACCGTGCTGCGAATGCTGGCCAGCGATGACCGGGCGTCCATCAACGACCTGGCGGGACTGATCCGCACGCACACGCTGGAGTGGAACCTGCTCGATCAGGCCGGCGTCCCGGTCGAACTCACCATGAACAGCCTGATCGGTCAAGATCCTCTTCTGCTGGACGCGATCGCACGGGCCTGGCTGAATGCGAGTACGGGGGTTTCCGCCCCTTTGTCTCCGCCATCGGCAGATGGGGAGCCGTTCCCGGAGGAGTCTCTGCCGATGGAGATCGCGTTACCGAACCCTGGGAACTCTCCCGGGCCCGAGTGATCTTGCAGTTGTGCAGACAGTTTCACTGCCTGCCGTCCGCCCTGCTGGCGGAGGATTCCGAGTTGATCCAGATGTTGGCGATCGAACACGAGGCAGGGGGACCGGATGACCAATGATGTCCGGATCGTCGTCACGTCGGACAACCAGGTAGCCAAGGGATTTGCTGCCTCGCTCGCCAGCGTCAAGGCGTTCACGGAGGCGGTCGACCGGGCCGGTAGTGAGGGCGCGGAGGCGGTCGACCGGATCGCCGCATCGGTGCAGCGGGCGGGGGGTGACTTCCGCACGCTGACCGGTGAGGTCAAGACGGCCGGCTCGACCGCGCGCCAGGCCGGCCAGGAAGGCGCCAAGGGCGTCCGGGGCATGCGAGACGAGGTGCAGGACACCACCCGCTCGACCCTGGATCTCACGGCCGCGCTGAAACGGGCGCAAGCCGAGTACGACGACATGGTGAAGCGAGCGGCCGCCGCAGGCGGAGGAGACAACGACTCCAACAATGCAG